TATCTTTTCTCGCTCGTTTATTGTAAGATGTCGGTAGGAAGTACTCATCATTTGGAAATGGTTTTTGTGTGGAAACAAAATTATATTCTAGTTGATGAGTACTTCTTTTTTTGTTGCACTTGGATTGTAAATTCAGCGTATTAAAGATCTGCGATACCATGATTTGCGTAGAGAAGGGGCAAGTCGCTTATTTGAGGCTGGTTTTAGTATTGAGGAAGTCGCCCAGGTTACAGGGCATCGTTCATTAAACGTGCTATGGCAGGTATATACCGAACTGTATCCGAAATCTTTACATAATCGTTTTGAAGAGCTCCAAAGGAGCAGAAATAAGACCTCTTGACACTGTTTATCCATACAGCTAAAAATAATACTGTATACAAACACAGTATAGAGGGACTTTTATGCGTATTGAAATCTGCATAGTTACAAAGAAAATGACAAACGGTACTATAGCTGTAAATGAATTAGAATTTCTTTTGCCTAAACTTCTATCATCTATCATCAACAATTCGTATAAAAACCGGCATTAAAACAATGCTCCTAAAACTGTGATATTACTTCTCCAAAGCGCTAGGACACAAATAAAATGTTTTTAATATCTTGATTTCTTCTTGAAAAGCATTAAAAAAGAACTCCCATATAGAAGTAGCGGAAGCTTTATATCAAGTTTAATTGCATGCAAAGGAGGACAAAATGCCAACAGTCTCTAATATCCATTCATATAACCCAATATCCTCATCGAAAACTAAAGCTCCCCAAACATGGGATACTCACAACTATCTAAGAAAACTATCAGAAATTAATAATGACATTATTTTTAATGATCAAATATCTAAAATAACACAAAAACAATACACTTTTGATAAAGTAGCAAGAAATGAAAAAAAATACAACTTAAATATTTACGACATTTTCTTTTATCCCCAGAATGATATTATAGAAGAAAATGTAAGTAGAATATTACAGCACCAATATTCGCATAGCCCAACACTCAGAAGATTAGTTAACTATTACATAGACAATTTACCAGAAACTGATATAAATAAATGTCAAATACATATTGCAAATAATTACATATATAATAAAAAAGAAGACAACATAAGCGAATTGCTCATTGCTGTTGATGAAAAAGGAAATCTCATCGCCCCACAAAAAGAAACATCAGAGAAAGAAATATCTCCAGAGAAAATTTTACTAAATTTCTTCTTAAAACATATTATAAACCCTGAGGATCTTAGTTATAATGATATTGATATATATACCAACATTATTTTTAAAGAATTAACCCCACAGGCAATGGCACATTCTTCAGAATCATTTCAGCATATATCTGTTGGGAAGGAACACAAACTATTCGATAGCGAAACATCAGAGATATTAACAGATAATATCGAACAGGTAATATCAAAGGGAAAGGCTCTTCAGAAAGAGTTTTTTAATAGTTTTATAAAAAATAAAGAAACAGAATCATTCACTGTAAAACCTGATAAATATAGCATAAAAAGAATCGTGCTCAATGGATTATTACTAACATCAAACGCATCAGGAACTTTAAGCAATAACTATAATCAACACAACGCCAATAATATAGCCAATAAAATAAACATCAGGCTATCAAGGTCTCTCCCTGAAGAACATGCAGCTCCAGCTATAAATCAGAACACTCTCTTGGCAAAAAAAACAGTTGACCGTATTATAGCTCACATACTTCCTGTTTACCCCTTGATAAGCAGAGTAGAACAAGAACAAAAAAATAATAATTACATAAGAGGATATCATGAATTACTTGCATTCAGTCAAACAGGCTCATGGATTCGTAATGGCAGAAATGCAGCAAGAGATTACATAGTTGAACTAATAAAAAATCATTTTTATAAATTTGAAATAAAAGACAGTCGTGAAAATTTTATTTTCTTTAAAGATTTCATTCATGCTCGCAGAGAACATGAATATAGAATATATGAAGCACTTGCACGAGATATAATTGTGCACCCTCAACCTTATCATTTAGATTACAAAGAACCTGAGCAAGGAGAATTACTAATATCTGTTCCAGAAAACCATTACATGGAGGCAATAAGAAATAAGTTTACATATAACGAACCACTACATTTTGACGACATGTACGGAAAAGAATCAATATCAGTATCAATTGAATTAGATAATCTAAAATCAAAGAGGGAAAAAAACAAAAAAAACTCAGAGCATTTATTAAGAAACATTCAATTGGTTATCCATAACTTATCAAAAAATGGAGGGGATAAGATTCTCTGTTCTTCTAACGGTTCTAAATATCATCGTTTAATATTAAACACAATAGTAAGACTATGCAAACAATACCAATCAAACATCAATGAAAAAATAATAGATTCTATATCAAAAAAAATAATTCACAACAACGATTTTTCACCAAATTTAAAAAGAACATTCTCCAGAATAAATAGTAGTCGTTACAACCCATGGCTAATGGCACTGGCTACAGAAAAACAACTATCCTGGGCAGAAACACACTATCAAGCACAACGCCACATTCAAGAGCATATGCAGGACTGCGAAATATTAAATGTAATGGATGCGAATAAAATGGTCAGAGATGCAATTATTAGTTTTGTACATCAGATTAATGAAATAACTGAAGCCAGCTGGATGTCAGCTGAAGAACAACATGAAAAAAAAATTCAAGCCCTTAATACTTTTAAAACAAAAATAGCATCAATGGATGGAGGTCAGGAATTTATCTATGGTTTTAACAAAGTTATTCAAGAAGGGCTGGGGGGGCTAATAGAGTTAAGTTTTGATATTGACGATACCCGCCATCATCGAAATCTATCTTCACTCAGCCCTGCATCAAGAAGTGGACTTCATTTATTAGGTTCTATCTGGAACATAGTAATGAGTGCGGTCCCCGGCTTTAACACCCTATCAGGAAGTAGCAGCATATTAAACAGTGCTATTGTCGAAAAATCAACAGATGTCTGTGGCTATATACAGGATGCAATACGTATAGGCATGGAAGCGCTACCTGTGGCTGAGGCTAAATTCACCAAAAGAGCATCAAATGCCAAATATACCGGTCTTCGTTTTATTGAAGAAAAAATTAATAAAAATATAATCGAGCCCCCTTTACAACGAGGATCTTCCTTTAAAGTAATAGAGTCAATAGAAAACACTGATTTTATTTATCAAAGCAGTTCTAAAAAAATATTAGAATTAAATCACAAAGGGGACCATGAACTATTTAGCGCAACAAGTTTTGACAACAAAAACCATGGATACTACAAACGCTCAGGCGATGGCTTTTATAGAAAGCAGCACTCGTTCCAGCCTTTATCCAGTGAAAATCCAAACAAGATACTATATAATACCAAAGAAGTAGAGTTAACAAAAGAATCGAATTCAGAAATTTATTCTGGAACATTTATCGATAATGGAAAAAGTACAATTGTAAAATTTTATAAAAGTTCAGACGGTAGTTTTTATCAGGCAGAAGGATTAAAAGGAGGCGGGGTCATCCGACATACGGATAAACCATATTCAGAATTGAAAGAAGGTGATATAGGATACGATGAGGAACTCTTAGACATTACTGATGACTCACCTGAGTTAGAAGAAACTTTACCTGCACTATCCGAAGATTTATATCCCAGTGAAGAAGAGAATGTACAAAACCTTTATAATAAATTTAAACATGGCGATGTTGAGGCAGGAATGACAGAAGTGACATTATGTAGAGGAACTATTGCATCTCAGGCTGAAAACATTGTTTCATATGGTACTGCAGGAGGAGCCGAGATTGCAAACCCAAATGTAAGCCCGGTTTCTGAAGATATTGCAAAACTGCAAATAAAAAGTGGGAGAATTGAACCAGAATACACAACAGATATTAGTGTTGCCGACCGATTTAGCCGCGGACATCACTTAGTTATTGTCAAAACAAAAGTGAAATATCTTACAAGGGGCAGCATCAGCGAAAGTGGCTGGATTATCCCCAAAAACGCTCCTGTCGAGCCAGTAGGATTAATTGACCGGACATTTGGTCAATCAGAAAACATACAGCAAGCGAATGCATCGAAATAACATTTATTTACACTATTTATGTTATCTCAGACCGCCTCTAGCACAGAGTAATGCCAAGCACCTTTCACATATAATCTAAGTGTATTAGCCACAGATAGTATCCAATATCTTAAATATCTGTGGCATTTTTATAAAGATTACTGATGGCAGAAACGTAAGCGTTAACGCAGCGCCGTATTGACACTTATTTACTGCGTTCCATGGCAAGAGTTCATCAACACGGTTGGAAGGCCATTCCGGCAGCACGCTTAGGATATGGCGCAGATACGCTTCCGGATCGATACCTTTCAGTCGGCAGGTGCTGATCAGCCCGTACAGTAGCACACCACGCTCTCCACCGTGACCTTTGCTATTTAACAAATATCCCCCGGACATTGCAACACAAAAACCGGAGCCGGACTCCGGTTTTGTGAAGCTGTCGGGTTACTTCATCCCGCCAATATTTTCCCACGTCCCGTCAGCACGCAGAATTTGCAGCGGTCTTACCACGCACTGTATCTGCTTTTTATCCGCATCCAGTATCACCACCTGCGTGATTATCCTGTCCTGCTCCGGAATAATACCATTCTCATCGGACTCCAGGATGTCTGCCGGCCCCAGACGCAGTTGTGCTGTAAGTAACTCCCCGTGTTCACGGTCATCATGCTTTCCGTACCCGCACAGACGCTGCATAAGTTTTTTTAGTACGTTCATGTCATTCTCCTGTTCTGCCTGTATCACTGCCCACTTCATCCAGCCCCTTAACATCCTGCCACGGCCCGTCACCAAACCTGACCTGCAAATGCTGAAACATCCCCTGAACCTGTGTGGCATCTTTGGGGTCAAGAAAGGTCAGTCCGGTGATGAGTGCGCCATCTGTATCCGGGAACCAGCCATTGCTGTTTGTCTCAATAATGCTCGCCGGCCCCAGACGAAAACGGATTTGTGTCTCCCCCGGGTCGCCCTTCGGTCCCTGAGGTCCGGTTGCCCCCACCGGGCCAGCCGCACCTGTTTCTCCTTTCGGTCCCTGTGGGCCTGCCGGGCCTGCCGCACCGGTATCTCCCTTTGGACCCTGCGGGCCTGCCGGACCAGCATCACCTGCCGGTCCCCGTTCGCCGGTTGCCCCGACAGGGCCGGTGTCACCGCGCTCTCCCTTATCACCCTTCGGCCCCTGAGGACCCGCGGGCCCCTGTTCCCCCTTTGGCCCGGGAGGTCCCACCACGGTGGGGATTCGGTTTACGGCCTCTTCCGCCGCTATCCTGCTTTGTTCCGCTGACTGTGCGCTTTCTGCTGACTCCCGGGCTTTTTCTGTTGCGGTCGTTGCATCCCTGGCTGCATTACCGGCTGCACTTTCTGCCGTCTTTCTTGACAATTCAGCTTCTGCTGCACTTTGTGATGACTCACTGGCTTTTTGAGCGGCCGCAGAAGCCGAGGACGAGGACGCATCCTCTGACTGCTTTGCTGAGGCTGCACTTTCTGCCGCCTGCCGGGCTGACTCCGATGCCTCCCCTGCTGAAGTGTCAGCATTTGCAGCGCTCTCTTCTGCCTGACTGGCTGATATGCCGGCATTCCTCGCGGACGTCTCCGCCTCTCCGGCATTCTTCTTCGCCTCCTCAGCGTGACGCGCCGCTTCTTCCACCATCAGTTCAAAACGACGCAGTGCCTCCGGACGGGCATCATCCTCCGTCATGGCACCGAGAAAATCATTCAGCGTCCCCGGCTTTGAATCCTCATACACGGTGATGGTCCCGGCATGTGACGGCGGGAATCCTTCCACCATCAGAATAACGCTGTACTGACCGTACTCAACGTCCATGCTGTAACGCCCGGCTTCATCCGGATTTTCTGAGGCCAGCGTGTTCACCACGACCGTGGTACTGTTACGTTTTGCCTTCAGCTGAATGGTGCAGTTCTGTACCGGTTTCCCTGTGCCGTCTTTCAGTACACCTGAAATCTTTACTGCCATATTCACCCCACAAAAAAGCCCGCCTGAACCGGCGGGCTGTCATAACACTGTGTTACCTGGCTAATCAGAATTTATAACCGACACCCACGATGAAACCGTCAGTGCGCCAGTCGCCACTGCCGGAACCTTCATAAGCGACATCAATGGCCACCGATTCGGTCGGGTTAAACTGCACGCCAGCTCCCCACGCCAGAGACGTGTTGCTGTGGCGACCGTCATCACTTCCGGTCAGCACATCGTGCGTTTTCCCCTTGCTGTCGGTCACCTGCAGATAATCCCCGGAGAAGGTCGAAACACGGCTGTAAGCCACCCCCGCCATCGCATACGCGCTGAACCATTCATTCACGCGCACAGACGGCCCCGCCATCACGCTGAACCAGCGGTTACGCACGGAATCTTCATGCCAGCGGGTATCGCTGTAATGCGTTTTTTGTTCATCTTCTGCGTCGGCATAACTGAAAGACGTAATCAGCCCCAGCGTGTCCGTAAATTCATAACGGTATTTCACGTTAATCCCGTTCAGATTATCGCTGCCGGGTGCGTTCGTACGGGCATGAAGATACCCTGCGCTCAGTGTGGACTGATGTTCAGACGCCCATGCAGACGCACCGGATACGGCCAGACAGATGGCTGCGGACAAAATGGCTGCACAAACTTTACGCATAATTACCTCTCGCTTTTCTGCAATAAAAAAGGCGCCATTTCTGGCGCCCGTATTGGGGTTATAAAAATTTCAACTGATACTGATACCGGATGCGGCTTTTTTCGTTACCGAGACCATTAAATCACTGATCCATGTTCTGGGCTCTCCACTGCCGCTCGACTGAACTTCAAATGTTAATATTACATCTCCGCCCCCCACTGGCATATCAATGATATTGCTGTACACGACTGTTGTCCTTCTCGAACCACTAGTGGATTTGTCATAGATTACATTGCCATTTTTGCGCACAATTAATCTGCAGGTATCGTAGATATTAGCGCCATCATTTTTACTAAAATATGGTGGTGCACCGTACATGATTGGTTGAATTATAATCTGCCTGTCAAAGGCATGATCGTCCTTAATATGAACGGTAAGTGAACCCTGTGGGTATTCTCCGGGGTGCGGAAATCGATGCCCTGTCGTTTTTACAAAATCACCACGCACCTGGTTAGCATCAAGCATCCCCTTAATAGTACAGCTCTCATTAATCGTGACGTTGTTGAGCGTCCCGGCGTTCGCATTCACACTGCCACTGATATCTGCATTTTTAGCGGTCAGCTTTCCGTCCGGTGTCAGGGAAAATGCCGGAGGATTACCGCCGCTGGTAATGGTGGGAGCCGTCAGGCGTTTCAGGAACACGTCGTTCATGAATATCTGATCGCCCTGACCAACAAACATTGGTCTTGTGTTGCCATTAGACGGATCAATAAACGCGATACGGTTAGCGGCAACCAGGAACTGGCTCAGTTTGCCTTCCTCCGTGTCCTCCATGCTGAGGCCAATACCCGCGACATAATGTTTGCCGTCTTTGGTCTGCTCAATTTTGACGCCCCACATGGCATTCCACTTATCGTTAGCGTCCTGCCACTCTTTCGAAAACTCCTCCAGTCTGCTGGCGTTATCTTCCGTCAGCTCAAAGTTTTCCAGCAGTTCCTTGCCGAGATGCGTTTTATTGATCAACCCTTTATAAAAATTCAGATAACCTTCCGCATCATCGCTCGCCCGACCGACGGCCTCCACAAATGCCGATTTACCAACGGTATTCACGCTGCGGATATAAAAGTAATAATCATAACCCGGCTTAATATTGCTACTGGCAGCTATCCAGTACAGCGCCGTGCCAAGATAGCGAGCTGTGGTTTCAACCTGCCTGATATCCGCAATCCGCTTTTCCGAGAACCAGAACTCAAACTGCACCGTCGGGTCATATACAGCCAGTTTCGGGACCGCTGTTATCTGAAAATACCCTGGTATCAGTTCAATAGTGACAGGCGCTGCCGGTGCGGCAATCCGGAACGATACCGATGCCGGATCGCCCTGCTGCCCCCAGGCATTTGCCGCCCTGACTGTCAGCCTGTAGTTTCCCAGCGCCAGTTGCGTGAAGCGGTACGTGGTTTCCGTCGTCCGGGCCGTGCTGACCAGCCGCTCACTGCCGTCATCCGCTGTTACGGTCAGACGGAGCAGGAAGCTCACGCCCTTCACCACCTTCGGCGTGTCCCAGCGCGCCAGCACCTGATATTCCCCGCTATCTGCTGTGACTTCGGCGGTCAGGTGCTGCACCGCTGGCGGCGTGACACCATTCACCGTGCCGCTCTGGTCGCCGTCAAAGTGCGCCCCGTTATCCACGATGGCTTCTTTTTCCGGTACATGCTGCACGGCGGTGATGGCATACGTGCCGTCATCGTTCTCACGGATACTCACGCAGCGGAACAGGCGCTGGCGCAGCGTCGGCAGCTTCAGCCCCCACACGCTGTATTCAGCAACACCGTCAGGAACACGGCTCACTTTCACCTTCACGCCGTCGGTGACGGACTGAACCTCCACGCTGACCGGATTGCCACTTCCGTCAACCAGGCTTATCAGCGTGGTACCGGAGGATGGCAGCGTGATTTCACGGTCGAGCGTCAGCGTCCGGGTCTGGCTGTTTACCGCCAGCACGCGCCCGCCGATGCTGATACCCGCATAGTCATCATCACAGATTTCAATGACATCGCCCGGCACATGGCGAAGCCCTTCTGCGCCCACGCTGAAGTCCACAGTCTGCGTTTCCAGCAGTTCTGTTTTAATCAGCCACAGCCCGGCGCGGTGTGCCTGCCCCCGGCTGGTACAGCCAAAAGCATCCATTTTCGTGACGTTACGACCGTAACGGAGAATGGCCTGCGTATCTTCAACAAGCTCTGTCGCCGTCTCCCAGCCGTTATTCGGGTCAATCCAGTTCACCTCAACGGCATTATGGCGGTCCTTCAGGGCGCTGAAGCTGTAGCGGAACGGCGCACCATCATCCGGCATCACCACATTACTGCGGTTATAGGTCCACACCTTATCCGACGGTCGGTCCTGCACGAACGTCAGCGTCTGCCCGTTCCATACCGGCATACAGCGCATCGCAGAGCAGAAATCACTGAGCACATCCCACGCCTTGCGCTGTGTGGTCAGGTACGCATTACAGGTGATGCGCGGCTCCGTGCCGCCAAAACCGTCCGGCACCGACTGATCGCAATGCTGGCCGATGACATACAGCGCCCATTTGTCCACATCCGCCGCACCAAGACGTTTCCCCATGCCGTAGCGCGGATGGGTCAGCATATCCCACAGACACCAGGCCATGTTGTTGCTGTATGCTGGCTTAAACGTTCCGTCCCAGATACCGCTGTATTGCCGCGTCTGCGGGTTATAGTTCGACGGCACCTGCAGAATACGCCCGCGCAGATGATAATTACGGCTCACCTGCTGGCTGCCGAACTGCTCCGAGTCCACCTGCACGCCGACCAGTGCCGTGTTCGGGTAGCCCTGTTTCACATCGATGATTTCGGTGTATGACGACCAGAGCGTTTTGTTCTGCAGCTGGTCTGTGGTGCTGTCCGGCGTCATCCTGCGCATCCGGATATTAAACGGGCGCGGCGGCAGGTTATCCACCACCACCGAGGCCAGATACTGCGAGGTGGTTTTGCCCTTAATGGTGATGTCTTTTTCCGTCACCCAGCCACCGTTACGCTGTATCTGAACCAGCAGGCGGACTTCCGACGGATTCCGGTCCCCCTTTGAGGTGGTTTCCACCAGTGCCTGCACACCGAAGGTAAAGCGCAGACGGTCGATGTTTGCCGACGTGATGGTCCGGGTGATCGGCGTGTCATATTTCACTTCCGTACCCAGCACCGTCTCGGAGCCGGAGGATTCAAATCCCTCCGGCGGTGTCTGCTCCTGCTCACCTGCCCGGAACACCACCGTGACACCGGATATATTGGTATTCCCCTCACTGTCCAGCACCGGCGTACTGTTCAGCAGCACGCTTTTTAATCCGTCCACCGGACCTTCAATCGGCCCTTCGCTGATGGCATCAATCGCACTCAACAGCTGCGTGGATTTCAGGTTATCTTTCGCTTCGCGCGGGGTATGCCCCTTACTGCTGCCTTTACCCATTCGTCATGCTCCATAAACGACAAAACCGCCCGGAGGCGGTTTCACATAAAACATTTTGCATCAGCGACCAATCACCACAACCTGACCACCGTCCCCTTCGTCTGCCGTGCTGATCTCCTGAGAAACCACGCGTGACCCCACGCGCATTTCACCGTACAGAACCGGCAGAACATTGCCCTGGGCAACCATGTTATCCAGTGAGGAGAAATAGGTGTTCTGTTTGCCGTTATCTGTACTTGCTGCCGTGGGCGTCCTGGCTTTCGGTGCCAGCATCTGCGCCACACCACCGAGCACCATACTGGCACCGAGAGAAAACAGGATACCGGTCATACCACCGGCCCCAATGGCTGCCCCCCATGCTGCAAGGGTGGCTCCGGCAGTAAAGAATGATCCGGCAATGGCGGCAGCCCCCAGAACAATCTGGAATACGCCCCCTGGCTTGGCCCCGGCGACTCTGGGAACAATATGAATCACAGCGCCGTCAGGCAGAGTCTCATGTAACTGCGCCGTTAACCCGGACGTGCTGACGTCCCGCCCGGCAATCCGTACCTGATACCAGCCGTCGCTCAGTTTCTGACGAAACGCCGGGAGCTGTGTGGCCAGTGCGCGGATGGCTTCAGCCCCCGTTTTCACACGAAGGTCGATGCGGCGGCCAAATCGTTGCAAATCCCCGTAAAGGCAGATGCGCGCCATGCCCGGTGACGCCAGAGGGAGTGTGTGCGTCGCTGCCATTTGTCGGTATACCTCTCTCGTTTGCTCAGTTGTTCAGGAATATGGTGCAGCAGCTCGCCGTCACCACAGTAAATGGCGGCATGATTCGGCACCGATGAACCAAAACAGCACAGCAGCACATCGCCAGGCTGCGCCTCTGTCAGTGCGACACGGTAAAAACCCGTCGCCTCCATATTGTCAAGATAGAGATTCTGACCGTGACACCACCAGTCATCCTCCCGGTGAAAATCCGGCAGTTCAGTCCCCGCCAGATGATAAGCGTCCCGGAACAGCGCGTAACAGTCCGTCACCCCGTGCTCAAAGCGCCGCCCGGTGAGATGCGGCACACAGCGGAACTTATGAATCGCCCCCCGGCAGACCAGCCACCACGGCAAATCACTCTGCACCTGCAGCCGCCGGTCAGCCTCACTCAGCCAGGGCAGACCACTGGGGTGGCTGTGGACCAGCGCCACAATCTCACCCTGCATTTCTGCCTGCAGCCAGTCCTCCGGAGCCATCCGGAAATAATCCTCCGGCTCACCGGAAATATTCACGCAGGGAAAATAGCTTTCCCCCTCCGGCGTTCTCACCACGAAGCCGCACGACTCCGCTGGCGCACATCGCCGGGCGTGCGCCAGAATCGCTGATTCTGTCTCTGTCATGGGATTACTGCGAAAGTTTGTTAATGGAAAGGAAACCGCCAAAGTTGCCGACGTTATTGCGGAACTTACAGCCGCTCAGGCATTTGCTGCATTTATCCTTCGTTATATCGGACGTCGGCTGGTCATATTCATCCGCGACAGCCGGACCGTTATAACCGCACTCATCACCGCGATAGGTCCAGGTGCAGGTGTTGGCCAGCATGGTACGTCCCGGAAAAACAGCGCCATCCGTTTCCGTCGGCGTGGCCAGTACAAAAGAGGCACTGACTGCGCTCAGTTCGCTGCACTGCTCGATGCGCCAGCGGCTGATCACCTCCTGCTCCGGATCGGCGTTGCTGTTTCCGCTGACGAAGTTCACCGCATCCAGAAAACGGGCGTAAACCTTACGCCGGACTACCGTTCCGCCGACCAGACTCTGCATATCTTCCACCATACCGGTGACCATGCCGTACAGGTTAGAGACTGCCAGCGTGGGCCGCGTACTGGTGCCTTTGCCATTCAGTTCAAAACCGCTCCCCTGAATGGGGTATGCCTGATACTGTCGCCCCTGCCAGGTGACCGGCTCACCTTTTTCGTTCTGCTCATTACAGAAAAAATAACGTTCTCCACCAACCTCTGTCAGATCGATTTCCCAGAGCACCACGCTGGCCGACTGCTCCGCACGGGTGCATTCATTCAGTGTTTCCTGCCGGATATCCTGCATCAGTTCACCACCTGTTTAAACTCTGCGCTGAACTCAACACGCAACATACTGACCTGCGACGACCATTTTGCGCAGGTCACCTTTATCTGCCTGTAACCATAAGGCGGCGTCCACAGAAAGGCCTTCCAGCCCCCGTGCTCAGCCAGAAACGACTCCAGCGCCGTGGCCTCCTCACGGGAGACAGACAGCGTCACGCTGTACGTTTTCAGGTCAGCGTTCAGCCCGGCAGGCGCACGCTGGGAATAGCCATCACCAAAGCGCACCTCCCTGACGGAAGGGGCCGATGTCACATCCATACCGGGTTTCACTTTCCAGCGGAAGGTTTTCATCGTCCACCTCCGGAGAACAGGCCACCATCACGCATCTGTGTCTGAATTTCATCACGGGCACCCTTGCGGGCCATGTCATACACCGCCTTCAGAGCAGCCGGACCTATCTGCCCGTTCGTGCCGTCGTTGTTAATCACCACATGGTTATTCTGCTCAAACGTCCCGGACGCCTGCGACCGGCTGTCTGCCATGCTGCCCGGCGTACCGACATAACCGCCGGTGGCATAGCCGCGCATCAGCCGGTAAAGATTCCCCACGCCAATCCGGCTGGTTGCCTCCTTCGTGAAGACAAACTCACCACGGTGAACAATCCCCGCTGGCTCATATTTGCCGCCGGTTCCCGTAAATCCTCCGGTTGCAAAATGGAATTTCGCCGCAGCGGCCTGAATGGCTGTACCGCCTGACGCGGATGCGCCGCCACCAACAGCCCCGCCAATGGCGCTGCCGATACTCCCGACAATCCCCACCATTGCCTGCTTAAGCAGAATTTCTGTCATCATGGACAGCACGGAACGGGTGAAGCTGCGCCAGTTCTGCTCACTGCCGGTCAGCATCGCCGCCATATTCTGTGCAATACCATCAAAGGTCTGCGTGGCTGCACTTTTTACCTGCGACATACTGTCCGTGGCGCTCTCTTCCCACTCACTCCAGCCGGACTTCAGGCCTGCCATCCAGTTCCCGCGAAGCTGGTCTTCAGCCGCCCATGTCTGTTTCAGTGCCCCGGTGACCCGGGCCAGCGCCTGCGGATTATCACCGTACACGTCCCGAAGACGCTGCGCTTCAGACTCCCGCTGCGCCTGACGGTCAGTGAGACCGCGGGCTTTTGCGCTGATGGCGGCCTGCTTCGCGCTCTGCTGCTCTTCAAACCGCACCGCCTGCTGTGCCAGCTCATTCAGGCGTTTCTGGTGTTCAACCTTGTCGCCCAGGTCAGCCAGCTGGCGTTTGTACTCCAGCGTCTCTTTCTCATGGGCCAGCAGGGATTTTTCCTGCCAGGATAACTGCCGTTTCGTGACAGCCTCTTTCAGGACCGCATACTGACTTTCCGCCTTCCATAAATCACGGCGCTGCCGACTGATTTTCTCATTCGCACCGCTGTGTTTTTCCAGCGTCCTGAGCTCAGCTTCAAGGGCAAGCAGAGCCTCTCTTGCCTGCTCCTCTTCCCTCTCCCCGGCAGAGCGCGTTTTCGGTGATGTATGCTTTTTACCTGTCAGCTCTTCAGCCAGACGGCTGACGGCTTCCTGCTGCCCAGGACCTTTGCTGACGCCTGTTGCACGCGAGCGGTTGATGTACCCCATTTCCCCCTGGCGTATACGCGCATCCCGTTCCGCAATGGATTTTCTCAGCGCCAGTTCATCGCGTTTTGTTTTCTCAATAAATACGCGGTTCTCTTCTGCCAGTTCACCAAACAACGCACCAACGCCGGGCACATTCTTTGTCGTTTCCCAGGCTGACTGAATAAATTCAGCCAGCGCCAGATCCCCCTGCACAAGTAGCAGCTTCACTTGTTCAACGGTTCCGGCCACCACGTCAGTGATCAGACTGAGTGCCCCCAGTGTATGATCACCTATCCATGCCCATGCGTCAGAAGTCCAGGTTTTAACATCGTCCCAGATTTTTTCCACCGGCGTGGCCGCTTTATCAAGTTGCTCCAGACGTGCATTCATGACATCCGCAAACAGGGACATCGCCTCCGTCACCGCAGCCTGTTTACCTTTCGTGCGCTCAAGCTCATCAATATGGCGTAACTGGGAAACGCTCAGGAAGTTATACTGCTGATTCAGGGAGGCCAGCGCCTTCACCGGATCTGCTGCAATCCCTTCAAAGGCTTTTTCCACCTTCCCGGCATCGTCCCCCACCGTCTGCAGCCATCTCTGAGAGGTTTCCCCCATGATCCGTAGCTGCCCGGCGGTATATTTCCCGCTTTCTGCCAGACGGGCCAGATTTTCTGCCGCCTGTCTGATACCACCACCGGCTTCATCGCTGATCACCCCGGCCATTTTCCACAATTCTGCCGTTGTGGTGGCAGCCGCCCCTCCGGTCAGGGTCAGTGAACGCAATAAGGCCCGGTCAGCCTGCTCTGCCTGCCAGGCGGCGGCAGCAAGCGCGGCCAGTACGGCAACCCCGCCACCTGCCGCCACACGGGCCACCGACATAAATCGTCCCAGCTCACCGGCATTCCGGGCATTTTCAGCCAGTGCATTTGCCGTATCTGACAGCGACTCCTCTGATGATTCAGAGGCATCCCTGATCCCGAGAAGTTCCTCCTTCAGCAGGGTAAGCAGGCTGAGCGGTCCACCGAATGAATCGCTGATCTGCCCCCCCTGCTGCAGCATGATAAGGAAGGGATTCTGACCACCGGCAAGCTGAGTGACAATATCCGTGAACTGTGCGGGCAGTGTGCGCATGGCAGCCTTATACTGTCCGACTGATATCCCGGCTTTTTGTGCAGCCAGCGCCTGTCGGCTCAGACTCTGCTCAGCAGCATCAGCCTGTTTTCTGAAAGACTGACTGACTTTCCCGGACATCAAATCAGCAAGCGCACTGGTTTCACCCAGCTCTTTTTTTACCCGCGCTGCCTCTTCAGAAAAACGGGCAGAATCCAGTGTCAGCACGGCTGTCAGATCGGCAAAATTACCTGCCATCGTGGTCACCTCCTGAAATGTCCTCTGATACCATCAATAACTGTCACAACCTCCTTCCCTCCTCCCCGAAACGGACTCCACCGGCGAGGCCCGCCGCCTTCTGCATCAGTACATCATTTTCGTCCGGCGTCTCCGCCTGCCCTTCCTCTGCCTCCGGAGCGAACAGGCTGAAATCCGCCGGATGCATATCCGGATCGCAAAAAAACAGGCTGAGTACGGCGTACGTCAGCCCGGAAAAATGCATATCCAGCTGGGTATCCTGAAAATAATGCGTGCAGTAAAAACGTCGCCAGTCGGCATATTCGGTGGATGTCATCCCGGCAAGCATGGCGCGCCAGTCGGCTCTCCCCATCTCACGCGCCAGTTTCAGGACAAAGTTCAGCTCGCCTTCGAATGCTTTTTTGATGTTACCGGCTCAGTCGCTTCTGTTTTCCCGGTTGGTTCAGGATCGGCATCGTGCCGGTTATCCAGCATACCTGAAAGATAAAGCACCCGGTTCGTTGCCTGATTCAGTGCATCAGCAGGCCATCCCAGCATCACTTCACGGCGGATCTGCTGCATCTCTGTCTCCGGAGAGGCCAGAGTGCCTTTGAGGGAATGGGAATGCCATAGCGACATCGCCACAAGCAGGGATGCCGTTTCCAGATATCGCTGGTTAATGTGCACGACATCATGCTTCGTTGTCTCCTGTTGTTCTGCGTCTGAAACAAACTTTATATAATCAAACCGCTGCAGCGCAGACAATTCGGAAAGCGTGACGGACACACCGTTATATTCAAATTGTTCTGTTTTCAGAAACATGTATTACCTCCGTTTACCCTGCAGCGCCCGCTTCAGTAACGGTGACTTCAGCCACTGCGGCGAACTGACCATTTCCGCTCACCACAGGGATCTGCACCTTACCTGTCGCCACGCCGTTTACCGTAATTGTCATATCTTTCACACTAATGGTGGCTTTCGACGGATCGGCGGAAACCGCTCTGAACGTCTTGTCGGTTGCACTTTCCGGCTCAAAAGAAACCGTCAGGGTGGTTGTTTTCCCTTTTGCCACCGTACCGGATGTCGGCGTCACCTTAATCGCAGTGACCGGCGTAATTTTGCTGCGTTCTTCCGCTACAGAAGGTTTGCCCACGTTGGTCACTTTCACCGTGCGGGTGATCACTTCTTTCGCCGTCACGGCCTTACCGATACTGCTGACCCAGCCACGGAACACATCCACCGTGCCATTTGGGAAACGGATTTTATAGGCCCGCACATCCCCGCTTTCAAACCAGCCTATAAGCCCTTTCTGACCTTCTTCTCCCGGTTTCCAGGCCAGCGTAAAACTGGTATCTCCTGCAGACTTCTGCCCCTGCCCGGTCGCGGTCCAGTCCGCGTCTTCATCATCCAGGTAGTTATCATCGTAGGGTTCTGCCGTCATCTCGCCCGGCGTCAGATCCTTCACCTTAGCCAGTCGCTGCCAGTCATCGTCTGACAACGGGTTTGCATAAGCATCACCCTTGCCGTTGTAAACCCACAGAGTGGTACCGGCACCTTTTACCGGCTCAAGGGGATTTGGTGTTGCCATATCGTCCTCACATCTCGTATGTAATTTTCCACAGGAGATCTGCCGATCCCCACATCATAAACTCATCATCCCGGCGGTAGTCATACCCCTGAAGATTCATCTTCAGCAGTAATGCACTGAGCCCGGGAACTGCCTCCAGCGCAGGAAGAATTTTTTCTTCCATCCACATATCCAGTGCCGAGTCCGGTTCTTTTGCCCTGAGAAAAACCTCAATATGCAGTGTCGCCTCCCAGGTTCCCTCATCAACGAACTCGTCAGCAGCAGACGCATCTGTCAGGTAAACAGCAACAGCAGGCAGTTCCTGTTCATCAATAAAAACCGGGCGACCGTCAAACCAGCTCACCCTCTCAGAAATATTTTCTTTCAGGGCAGACAGAACTGCCGCCCGTATTTCACGGTGTTTCATACACCCTCCCAGTCATTTTCTTTTCAGCACCAGACGTAACTGATGCGTCATGGCTTTCATCATCTGCGCCGGTAATTTTTCCCGGTACATCCGGTCCCGTTCACGTTCAAAGGTTTCTGCCAGCGGTCCGGCAGTCGGAATCTTCACCACTTCAGTCGGCAGACGGTGGCGTTTCGGCCTCCCTTTGCTGTCAGCGCCGGTGGACGATGATGCCCACGGCATACGCTGCATCACATGCCAGCGTCCGTTAGCCAGCCGGGTGATAAAGGCATCCGGGATCCGTCTTTTCCCCACAATCAGCACACTGCCACCGCCTTTCGTGACCGAACGCTCGCCTTTCTTTCGTCGCTTTCTGCGGGAAAGCCGCACGCTGGCCGTCCCCAGTTTTATGGCGGGCAGATTACCGGTGTTGATGATGACCTTCGCATAAACCCTGTCTGCGCTGGCCCGTTGCAGGCGGATACGCTCACGGATGAGACGGCGCGGAACCGCCAGCTCCCTGGCAACCGAAGAGGCCGTTTTCGCGATGATGGACTCCGCCACACGGTTAAGTGTCGTGGCGGCAGCCCGGGGAACGGCACGGCGGTCAATTGCATCCAGATTTTTCATGGCCTGCGCCAGACCTTTTATTGCCATACTCATTCCTGTTCGACAAAAATCCGGGGTTTACCGTTGTACGTGTCATAACGGGTCACCGTCAGTGTGCGGCCCTCAAACACAACAACATCATGACGGGCCGGACGGTACCGGGCTGAAAACACCACCAGTGACAACTGGCTGCCCGAAAGCGCCCCCATCTCCGCGGACTCTTCCTCCGGCATCACGTCGTACACGACGCCGTTAATCTCCGCCTGTTTGCCCATCATCCGAACGGTCGCCACGTCCATCCGGCAACACATTCGCGTAAACAGATCAGACATTGATTTTTACCGCCACAGTGGCGCTGTTTGCAGGAGCATTTTCCCAGGCTACCCCCGCGGCCACCGCACCGTCGGCAGCCAACTGCACAACCCCGTCCTTCAGATAAACCACCGCGCCGGACTGAATGTCGTCAGCAGACTGTTTGGGCAGCAGGAACACGCCTTCGGCAAAACCGTCACCGGCCTCACCGGCAGGAATATCGGTAATGGCCACGGCCACCATACTGCCGACCACCACCGCAGCACCGCTCAGGATGGTCTGATCTCCGGCATTCACCAGTTCAATGGTGGTACCGTCCTGTACAAAATTTTTCGCCATAATGCTGTTTCTCCGGACAGCCCCTGTGGGGCTGTTTTTCAGGCATAAAAAAAGCCCTTTCGGGCAGTGATTGTGATAACGCGGTTATCAGGCCACCGACGAACGCACCAGCCCGCGCCAGTCAAGTGGTGCCACTCCGGCATCAATACGGATTTTTGTGGCAATGCCGTCAGTGGTGAAACCTTCCTGCTGATCAATGTATGGCGTGTCCACACCATCCAGCCAGGCCACTTCAATGGTGTCAGTGCCCTGTGCCGCCGCCAGATACCAGGTTTTCGGGTCTGCCGCATCAAGACGCGCTTCTGCAATCACCTCAGCAAAGTTCTGGATAGGGTTAATGACACCGGCGTTTGCATCCGCCCCTTTCACACTGGCCGATTTGATGGTCTGGTTCGCCACCGTCTCCAGTGCCACCGGTACCAGCATAAAGGCCGGACGGATATTCAGGGCACGATCGCCTTCTTTCTGCAGGCGCATCATCTGACGGGCCGCATCCAGTCCGGAAACGGAGATCCCCCCGGTGGCAATATTTTTGTGATCGGCATGGAACAGCGCCTTACCGTCGGACAGTTTCGGGTTATCCGTCAGCACCTTGTAGACCAGGTCACCAATCGTTGCCTTCGCCGCACGCCCCATCTTCATCGGCACGTCCACCAGCATATTCAGATCATCATTGATAATGGCCTGGCGGGTGATGGAGAAAATCTCCCCGTAAGTGGCCAGTGCAATGGTCTCCTTGCGATCTGAGGTGGTGATGTATTTATACTCCGCCCCCTCACGAACCTGGCGCAGAGAACCAAAACCTCCCATCCCCACGCGATACGCTGTTTTGAAGTCTGACAGGCGTCCCTTACGGGTCCACTTCTGGAAGGTTTCTTCTGATTCCTCCCAGCCCTGGATCAGCCCCTTGTTCGACACATCCAGCAGAATATTGCCAAAATCAGAGGTGCTGTGCGTCAGCGCCAGCCCGACCATCTGCATGGGGTTATAACTGGCCACCCCAATACCGCGCTCCGTCAGTGACATGCGAGCCCATTCACGCAGGGTCATCCCGTTATAGGCGTTATCCTTCTCGACATTTTCAAATCCGGCACGGGCCAGCATCGCCTGGCGGATCCCGTCCCCCACAAAATTGCCGTTTCCGGCATAAATATGGGCCGGTGTATTTTTGTTGGTCGGCGAGGACTCCTTGCCCATTTCATTCAGCAGTCGTTCACGGGCCATTTCCAGCGAACAGTCAGGATCAGCCACGCACTGTGCCTGAAGCGTCTGATAGCGACCGCCGAACATGGCAAACAGATCGTTAATGCCTGACATGCGGGCTTTCTGTTCTGCCATAACGCGGGCGCGAATGGTCGCCTCATCAGACACTGCCGGTACCGGTGATGGTTCTGTTACCGCCGGTGCAGGGATTGTCACTGTGGTATCACGCGGGGCACTGTTGCGTGGCGGAGTAATCATGTTTCGGATGGATTCCGGCATCTTTTTAAATTCCTCTGTACGTTTTGACTGAATACATGCCATTGCCTCAACAGCGGGTGTCACCTGGTCAGCAAATCCGTGTGCCAGACATTCGGCACCGGACATCCAGGTTTCATCCGCCAGCATGGCGGCAATTTCATCGGTGGTTTTTCCGGTTTTCTGCGCATAGGCTGGCAACAGTACCGATTCGACTTTATCCAGCAAATCGGCATAACTGCGCATATCCTCAGCATCCCCGCCACTGAATCCCCATGGCTTATGGATCATCATGAAGGCATTTTCCGGCATAATGACCGTATCACCGGCCATCGCAATCACAGATGCCATCGAGGCGGCAACGCCATCCACATACACGGTAATGGTCGCCCCCTGATTTTTCAGGGCATTAAAAATGGCGATGCCTTCAAAGACATCGCCACCCGGTGAATTGATATGGAGATTAATGTGGGTGATATCACCCAGTGCATTCAGTTCGCTGACAAACTGCTTCGCGGTAACTCCCCAGAAACCAATCTCGTCATAAATATAAATATCCGCGTCACCCGGCCCCCCAGCTTGCATCCTGAACCAGGATTTATTCTTCATGCTGGCTTTCGGTGTCGCGCTGATACTGTCGTTCAGTTCCGGCACTGTTGCCTCCTTTGTCGTTGACGGGGTCAGTATCAAAGACCAGCCCCAGTCTGCTGTTTTCATCAATTTCAGCCTTGCGGCGACGTTTGACCTCATCCGGATTGCGCCCACCGGCACGCACCCAGTCAGATTCTGTCGCTGCACCACCCCGGATCTGAATTCTCCAGGCTTCAGCTTCCTTAACCGGGTCGATCCACGGCATCACCGGACCGGAATACGTCGCGTTATATAGCGTTTTCATCTCCACATCCGCCGGAATTTTCAGCAGACCTGCCGCAACCACCATATTCAGCCATGTCCGGTACACCGGGCGGGTTACCGCGCCAATAAAACAGTCCTGCAGGATCAGGTAACCATCCGTGGACTCGACCAGCTCCTGCCGCTGGGCGCTGTAGGTGCCGTTATAGTTACGCGCCGCACTGGAAAAACTCAGACGACTGCCTGCTGCCACTGCACGCAACTGGCCGTTGCGGAAAGTTTCAAGGTTGGGATTGGGACGGTCAGATTTGACCATGCCGATATCCTCGCCCTTGCGCAAATCGTCATAAATAATACCCGGGGTGATATGGACTTCCCGCTCGGTCTCTTTGATCCCCGGATCTTCATAGTCCTGTCCGTCACCTTTACGGATATACAGTCCCAGCGCCGCAGCAATACGCGCCGCTGTCAGTTCCGCATCCTCATACTCCTTAAGGGCACTGATCCGCATCAGCACCCCCGATAACATGGATGAGCCTCGCGTCTGATGCAGACGACGAGTGAACTTCAGGTGGATCATTTTTCCGGCAGCGATTTCTTTCGTATCACTCTGCCGGCCGCTGACCGGATAATTTTTATAAACCAGATATTTTTTCGGTCTTCCCCACTCATCAAGAAAAACCCCCTGATTCAGTCCGGCGGATTCATCAGTGCGCATGGGAACAAAATCCGGCTCCATCGCCTCAAGCCAGAATGGCACTCCCGCCGTCCGTTCCAGACCGTTTCCCGCACCACTGACCATCTGCGCAAACACTTCACCATCCCGCAGCCAGGTCCGCAGCAGTAAACGTTCAAGCACAGGACGGGTATACTGCCCTGTCACATCCGGACTCACGGACCATTCAGCCCACAAACGGCGGATATCCGCAGCCAGCTCAGCCGCCATTTCCCCGTTTTTTCGTAATGGCTGAGGCTCCACAATAATTCCCCTGGCACCAATCACCCGCTCTTCCAGCTTGTCAAACACACCAATCACCAGGTCATGATTGATATCCAGAAAACGGGCCTGCTCCCGCAGGGAAACCGCACCGTATTTACTGAGCTGATCAGCAGAGCGATTTTCCCGCCGGGCTTTATGTGTCCGGGTCGGTTTCACCGCCTCATAGGCCATGATTAACGCCCTTGAACGCAGTCTGGCTGCTTTCCACCCGGGGGAAAACACGCCGATCACATCATCAATAATTGCCATTAAAACCTCGCCAGTTTAAATCCCGGTTTTCCCCGCCTGCGGCTCACCATCGCGGCAAGCCTGCGTTCCCACTCCTGACGTCCGGCGCGGATCTGAGAAAGGCTTTCCAGCGTCAGTTGCTGCCCGTTGAAGGTGACAGACTTTCCCTCCAGTACGGCCATTTCCGCTTCACGGTACCGCTGTATCATTTCTCTGGCTTCTTCTGTGCTCACAACCAGCCTCCTGATGTTATCCATGGATTATCTTCCGCACGCTCCGTCCACAGTTTTTTCTTCCGGCGACGGCGTTTTTCTGCCCCGGCCGTCAGTTCCGGGGATACCGTTTCACCAGAACGCTCCTGCGGGAAGACGAGCCACGTTTCCCGCTGTGCCCAGTCCGGTGCGGAGGGCCAGCGGATCTTTTCGTAACCATGCAGAACGGCAAGCGCATCCGCATAAACCAGCAGGTCAAACGCTTCGTTAGCGCCCCTGCCCGGTTTTCGCCATTTTCCGTCACTGCCGCGCTCTTCATAGGTCAGCTCATCGTAAAACCACCGCCCCAGCCAGTCGGGAAAGTGGATATAGTTCGGCCCTGGTGTGTCACGCCACAGGGCATTATTTACACGATCCTTAAACGCATCCGTCTGAACCAGCCACAGCGCGACATCGCCACTGGCTCTGGCACGGCGGGCACTTCTGCCGGTATTATCCGGGAAGGTTCGGTTAATCAGCCTGTCACGGCGAAGTCCATCCCCCTTGAACAGAAACACCCTGTTGCCCAGTCCGTCACTCCGGCAACGACGCCAGAAACGATAGGCGTTATCTGTCACCCCGGCTTCCCCTCCCGTATCCACCGCCATGGCCATCAGACGCATGCGCACATCCGGATCAGAAGCCAGCGGCCATGTTTTATGGAACACATCCGTCAGCAACAAATCCCAGTCCTCCGGATATGCCGCCGGATCAACCGGCAGACTTTCACCGTTGGGACTGCAGCGCAGTGAATGCCGGATGTTGTAGCGATCAACAATCCAGCGTTCCCCCTGCTCTCCGTATCCGGTGATCTGCACAACAAAACGGCGATTTTTACCGCCCTGTACGTCAACCGTTGCCTCAATAAAACGCACACCATCCGGCACAGATCGCCGGGGAAACGGCTCGGCACGCTGTTCAAGCAGTTCACTTTTACGCTGTTCCGTGGCTGAACGGGGAAGATAGGGTCGTCCGATATCGGTGTTCACCACCGCTTTCAGGGTCTCTTCACTGCCGGTTCGCTCATACTCTTCTTCTGCCGCCAGCAGTTTAAAAATCAGTTGTTCCCAGGTCTGAAACGCCGCAGCTGGCCCCTCCATCCAAAATGACGCAATCCGGGAGTTTCGTGGCGTTCCGGTGATACTGCCGTCCGCCGCCGCCCGTTCACCTTCACGAAGCCAGATCCCCTGGTTATTCAGTTCGCGTTTCTGCTCAGGGGCAATCAGCCCGCGACAATGCGGACACATCAGACGGGCAGCCTGACCGGCAGCCACAAAATCCGGGTTATTCCGGTATCCGGTCATGTTATCCATCACCGGCTGAAAATATTCCCCGCAGTGCGGACACGGCCAGTACCACCGGCGGCGGTCTCCCCGGTTATACAGTGACAGGATCCCCGTTGTTGGCGGTGCCTCATGTGCGCCACCACAACGCCATTTGGTATCGGTGATATCCCGCCCCGGTGAACTCTCGACCAGGGTCATCCCCGAGGACATAAAGGTGGTGGTACGCTTTGAGGCCAGCGTGAAGGCATCCCCTTCCCCGTCCACATTTTCAGGGAAACGGTCATAATCCGTCAGCGCCACACGACGGTAATCCGAAGAGGAAAAGACGGTGATCGACGGCCAGCCAATCTTCAGGAAGGAGCCGTCAAGAAACATTTTATCGTGGACGTTGTTGTCATTACGGGAAGGACTGAGGCGCTTGCTGACCTCCGGACTGTGGCGAAACGTCCTGGAAAGACGCGTTCTGGAATGCTCACGCGCCTTCGTCTCAGTCATCTGCACCACCAGCATATCCGCCGGATCACAGATGATGCCGTACACAATCCAGCCATCAATCAGCCCTTCGGTTTTCCCGGTTCGCGCAGGTCCCACAAACACCACCGCGTCATATTCACGGGCTGATAATGTATTAATGGGGTCAATCATATAGGGCGTCAGCGATGACTCCCACGGACCGGAAGTATTGGCTCCCCGTGGAACCCGCATATAACGCCTGATGGCTTCCGCTACTGGTAACCGGCTGGGTGGGCGAAACAGCGAGGCCACTTCGCGCCAGATATCGGATGCGCGGCTATGGCTCTCGTTCACCTGATTCACATATCGGCCTCATCACAACAGTCAATGACTGCCTTTTCCAGTGTATCGCGGATCTCATCAACCACAATCTGTACTTCATTCAGTTGTGATGCGGTCCACCCCCTGTCCCTTTCCAGCCGGTCAGGCCAGGTTTCCAGTACCTGAACTATCGCTTTCACCACGACAGAAAAGGACCGCCTGACATCACTGACTGGCACAAGCTGACCAGTTTCCTGCTCAAATTTCAGTCGGTCACGTTCTGACTGGTACCATGCTTTACGCGCATGAGGATCCATTTCCTTGTTATCTACAGGCAGAGGAGCTTTCATCAGCTCGGCAAGGATATCTGTCAGTCGGTACAGTTTGAGATTGCTCTCATGACCACCGGCTGGGCTTATGTTTTTTACCCGAGCCGCAACAGTCTGTCGATGAGCACCGGATAATGCGGCCAGTTGGGAAATATTCAGATGCAGATTTTTTAATTCACGATCCATAACTCCCCCTGAAAATTATGTAAACACACACCAGTGATGAACAAAAAACAACCAGATTCGACACTAAAAATTTTTATTTTTCTATATATCAATAACTTACACTGGTGGTGATGGTGCCATAAAAATCAAAAAATGCGCCTTTTTCCGCGCCGCCCGCCCCGTGTTCAGGCCCACCCCACCAGGAGGACCCGCGAAAAATGATAATGGTTATCATTTGCAACAAAATCCAGTTTCTTCCGCCATCGCACCGGACTGGCGACTATGAGGGGACAACACCGCGCTCCGTTAACGCGGTAAACCCCGGTGTGTATCGTTTTTGATTATCCCCGCACACTCTCGCAGAGGAGTCTCCCTGTCGGGCTGCGGTCTCTGTTAATGCAGGAATACGGTGACGATACGGCGCATCAGCAAAACTTAGTTCAGGCACTGAGTGCGGATATAGTCCTGTGCCCCTTCCAGCTGCTTCTGCATTGTCATCAACCGTTCTCTGAGGATGAAATAATCCCGTTCAGCGGTGTCTGCCAGTCGGGGGCTGGTTGCATTATCCACGCTGGTGGGTCCGGTGGCTTCACGCACGGCTGCGGAGCAACTGGCATTGACCCGCAGGCGCTTACGACCAGCGGCAACATCAGCGCGCAGAGTTTCATTTTCAGCTTTCGCATTGGCTAATTCTCTCGAGTACTTTGCATCGAGCGCAGCAACATCACGCTGACGCTGTTGCATGTCAGCGATGGTGGCAGTCGCCTGCTTCAGCTCACTGACTTTTTTATCACGCTGTTCTTTGTAGGCGATGGCGTTATCACGGTAATGATTGACCGCCCACGACAGGCAGACGATGGTGCAGATAACCAGAGTATAAATAATCGCTGCGACTCTGCTCACTGATCTATCCCCCAACAGGCTAATGCACTTTCCTGGTCACGACGAATAACCTGTCCATAGCAGTTATTTGAACGTATGCGGCAATCGCGCCCACCATCTTTTATCCACCAGCGAATCGCCTCGCATGCACCTTTACGATCACCAGCATTCAGCCGCTTATAAAACGTCGACGGGAAACACTTACCGGGGCCAATGTTATAGGGACAAAATGACGCTATACCCGCTTTCTGTGGTTCGGTCAGTGGTACTTTAATATTGCGCTCCACCCATGCCAGCGCCTTATCACGTTCAATAGCGTTAACCTGGTCGCATTTTTCCTTCGACAGCTTCATTCCCGGTATGACGGGCTTTCCATCCACCATTGTGGCACCACGACAGATGGTCCAGATGCCGGAACCATCGCGGTATGCCGTGGTATGGTTACCTTCCTTTTCATTCAGAAACTGGTCGAGAATATCAGGCGCGGGCGCACCGACGGCAATCAGTGCCAGAACGGCAGCCGACAGGCCGTATCTGATTTTTGCGTTCATGGATATTTATCAGGATTTATCGGTTTCTGCCCACGGACAGGTTTATCTGTTCCGGTCAGTGACTTAAGGTTGTGATTCCGGAGGAGTCTTCAGAGAACCAGTAATTCTTCCCGGTAGCTTTCCTTTGTAGGTTATCCATACATTCTGCGCCTCTAAAATTATGGGGCGCTTTTCCGGTGACTGCTCATCCCCTTCACATAACCCGGCAGCAACATCCAGGAAGACCTGTCTGATGCTCCTTCTGGCTGCTGCCTCATAAAACTCCAGCGCGGCACCTTCAACACGGTCCAGCGAGATGTCCAGGTCAAAAATTTCACCGTCAAAGCGTTTTTTGTCCCGTAACGCTAAAGTTACCGTAACTTTATTCTCAAAATTGCGGATCCCTTTCACAATCACTTTATAGTTTTGAGTCATTGAATTACTCTCCCCGTGCAGCCTTACGCTTGTCTTCTTTAATCTTGAAATAAAGATTTGTCAGATACGTCAGCAGGCCAAACACCAGACTACCCAGCACACCTATTGCCGCCCACTGTGAGGGCGTGACTTTATCGAGCAACTGTAAAAACCAGTACCCGGCACTACCTGCTGAGGTGCCATAGGCGACACCCGTTGTTAACTTATCCATGGATTTCATAACCCCACCTCGCAGATGCGGGTGCTGTGTAATGGAAATAAAAAGGCCACCTGACGTGGCCACCAGATTATTTCCCCACCAGCTCGTTTATCTCTTTCACTGTCTGGTTAAACCGCTCTGACTCAAGCTCAACACCTAATGCCCGACGCCCCAGCGCCATTGCTGCTTTTATTGTGGAACCGGATCCCATAAAAAAATCAGCAACCAGATCACCTGGTCGACTACTGGCATTGATTATTTGCCTGAGCATATCCGCCGGTTTCTCACACGGATGTTTCCCCGGGTAGAACTGAACGGGTTTATGCATCCAGACATCGGTATAAGGCACGGAGACTGATACGGAGAAATAGCGCCGGAGAGATTTAAACTCATCCAGCAATTCAGAATATTTACGATTCAGTGAATCATAAGATGCCACCAGCTGGTGGTGTGGTTGTTCCAGTTGTTGTTCCTGAAACTTCTCTGCCGCTATACGGGAAAACAGTGCCTGTAACTTCCGATAGTCAGCCTCATTCGGCAACTGCCACTGACTGGCACCAAACCAGTGGGAAACCATATTTTTCTTACCTGTGGCTTCGGCAATTTGTTTTGCCGTTATACCCAGTTCGGCACGAGCATCCCTGAAATACGATATCAGCGGTGCCATTATGTGCTGTTTGAGTTCCCTTTCTTTTGCTGCATAGCCGTCACTTTTGCCGCGATATGGCCCCTGGTAATGTTCAGCAAACAGAACGCGCTCTGTGGCAGGAAAATATGCACGCAGACTTTCTTTATTACACCCATTCCAACGTCCGGACGGCTTCGCCCAGATGATATGGTTAAGCACGTTGAAACGTTCACGCATCATGATCTCAATATCAGATGCCAGGCGATGCCCACAGAACAGGTAAAGGCTTCCGGCAGGTTTTAACACCCGCCAGAACTGGGCCAGACAGTGGTCCAGCCACTTAAGGTAATCTTCGTCCCCTTTCCACTGATTGTCCCAGCCGTTGGGTTTCACCTTGAAGTACGGCGGATCGGTAACAATCAGGTCAATGGAATCATCAGGCAGGGACTGAATAAAATGCAGGCAATCAGCGTTGATTAAATCAACACTGTTTATTTTTACAGTATTTTTCATGGATCAGTAAGCGTAACTCTGGTAGGCTCACTCTGCTTTTGCGCTAAAGCAGTGGGCCGTGGTTCGCTTGTGACCAGTAAGCATGAGCGAATGGCTGGCAGGTGCTACCAACACCCACCAGCCGCCCATTTTCACAGCAGGAAACCGCCATTACTGGCAGCGTCTGAATTTATTCCCGTACCCGCCGTTATCCTTCGCCAGACCCGCCAGAACTAACTGAGTCAGTATTAACTGGCACCGGGCTTCGCTTACTCCGGTAGTTCTCGTCATCATGCGTGGCGTTACCCACTTGTCAGCAGGTAAGAAATGAAGGACTGCGGCGGCGGTTTCTGTCATATCTTGCTGTTTTAGCATGTCTTTTTCCCTTCTGGTTAACATGACATACCAATAACTCTTGTCTAAAAAGCCAGCAAGATAAAAGGTCAGTATTCACGACCACCAGCGTGTTTACTGTACTGCACCAAGTTTACAGGTACAAAAAAACCGCTCAGCGGCGGGTTTAAGTTGTGTGGCGAAGTAACCACTCTTAACAGCATATTTGATTTTTTACGATTGTAAACGGTTGATTATTCATCTCCAATAAAAATAATTGTGTAGGTATGCCCTTAACAATGGATAAGAAACATGAATAAAATGACTGTACTATTACTTAGCGCAACTATCATTTCAGGTTGTACTTCTTCCGTACCATTGATAAAAAAAACTCAATCAGGAAAACCTGAGGGGGTTTATCAAAATACGACAAAAGATAAAGTCAAAGATGCCCTTGTGAATTACTGCAATAGTAGAGGGTTGATAATTTACAACGCTGATAACAGCAGTGTTATATGTGGTAAAGAACTGGAAGGCGGGTCTGCTGTTTTTGGACAAATGTTAATCGGCAATGCCTATTCAACAACCCCGGTATCAAAAGTCAGATTTACTATCGCTCAAGTTAATAACGATACAAAAGTGTGGGCCGATATGTGGATGGAAACTCAAATGGCAATGGGGCAAGTACAACAAATGGCTATAACAGACAACGCAAGCAAAAACACTATCCAACAACGTCTTGATGAATTAAAACCTTAAGTAAATTAATTAAATAAAATGGGGAGAATAAATCGACTCCCCACACATTAAACTGATTCAATTACCCCCTCAATAAGAGGTCTTCTAACGATCCATCTCTAGCTCAATTTCTAACATCATTAACATGCCATCAACTACACCTTCAGCCTTTTGCAATAAACGCCCAACCCAGCAATCAGAACGCCCATGTTTACGGGCAAGCGCCATAAACGTCATACCACCTACATAATAATCCACTAATAAATCGTGCAAATCGCTGTTGTTCTTTTTCAGGCGAGCCATGCACCCACAAATGATCATCGCATCATCGTCACAACATTGCGGGCGGGATTTTACTTTTGAAGGGATTAGTCCTTTAAATCCTGCAGCAATAGACGACCAGGTGACATCCTCGTGATTATTTGCCACCCATGCCCCCCAACGTTCAAGAACCATTTGAATATCACGCATCAACGTTCTCCACAAAATCAGGCCAGTACGCCAATTGCCAGCGCACGATCGATAAAACGAAATATCAGCTCCAGCTGGGAGCCATACTTCTCTTCAAATGCCACGGTATCCGCATGCAGCTCGTCGTGATGCTTTCTGCACAAAGGCAACACAAAGAGGTCATGCGCTTTTGTACCCATTCCACCCTGACCGTGGCCTATCAGGTGGTGGGGATCATCAGCAGGCTTTCCACAACATGCACACGGCTGTGTCTTAACCCAGCGCGTGTACTTTTCATTAACCCAGCGGCGGCGTTTTGGGCGTAACATAAAAGACTCCGGCGACTCCGGATCCACTTTCAGCGCCAGCACCTTTTTTGCCTTATCCTGGATGATGCTGGTGGCAGGAACCGAAGGCACAAGGTCACTTTCCCGGGTGACAGACGGCACAACAGGCTTTGGTAATCTCAGTGCCTTACGGGCTGCACTTTCCGGTAAGGCATCCGCTAGGTCATTACGAATCAGCCACCAGCACAGTTCCGGCATTGTCACAACGTGACTATCATCAAAACCGAGATCCCGACGCACAACAGACAACACCCAGCGGGCACAGTTATCCGTTGCCATTGATTCCAGCCGTTCCGTGAACTGATCGCGCAGCTGGTTATCGCAGTGCCAGCACAGACGGATTGCGCCCGGAGCGTGTCGCATTGTGGTCATGTTCTCGCTGTGCCAGTCGGAATGAGGCCACTGGCAGCCTTTTTCACGACGTAACCAGCTTTCAAGACATTCCACGCCACCAGCACGACGGATCACTGCCTCATTGCGGAACACGGCCCGAACGGCAGGATCATCCGCCAGCGGTTGTGATGCCGCCGGAACGGCACCACTGGCGAAAGATGAATAACGTTCCGGCTCAGGCTCCAGCAGAACACGCCCCTGCATAAACAGGGGCATCAGCTCTGAACCTGGCCTGAACAATACGATCCCCATACGCGGGGCAATTTCAGGGGTCAGTAGTGCTCTCACGGTCACCTCAATGAACGGTATCGAGCAGCTTTAACAGCTCAGGGAATCGGGATTCGAAGAAATGCGGCTGCGTCTCGCGCGGATTTGCAGGACTGGTGATGTTCTTGCCGAACATGCAGCCTTTCGCCGTCAGCGACCAGAATTTTTTGATGTTGTTAATCGCGGTACGGCTGTATCGTTCGCGTTGTTCAACGATCCCCAGCTTCACCATCTGGTGATATGCCTGATTAGCCGTCAGGCGGATACCATACTGCTTCAGCAGTGCACTCAGCGACAGCGTGGGGCGACTTGAGCCATCAGGCGCGTCAGCAGGAGCATCAATGGCATAGCGCGGTGCCAGATTCGGTAAGCCAACAGCCTCCTGAAGCTTCTGACAGGCTCCAAGCACTGATGAGTTAGACAGATTTAATTCCCGGCGCATAAAGTCCAGCAGGATCACGCCAGCCTGCATCTTGTCAGCAGCCTGTCCGGATAATTTTTCCGGTGCGCTGGTTACCATGTCGAAAGTACGGATCACCTTCAGATGGAATGACGGGCTGATCCACATTGCATAGGCATACACCAGTTCTTTGCAGACATACGTCCCCTGGTTATTTCCGCCATTAATGACGCTAACTGGTTGATTTTGTTCCAGAGGCGGAATTCCACCCTCGGTGAAAAGTTGTTCAATCAATTCACAGGTTTGCTTATTGGAGAGCCAGTATTTCGGGCGGTTTTTTTGTTCTCCCCCGGCTGCCCTGTGCAGATCGTTCAGGCTGTAACGCCCATAAGCATCACGACGAACTTCAATACCATCAATGACCATCAGATTATTCATACTTCGTTTCTCCTCTTGATCAGGCGGCTGCACCCGCCGGTTTCTCATACTTACTGATAGTGATCTCGACCTTCCCTTTCTGGATAACCGGTCCCCACTCCACCAGCATTCTTTTCACCTGGCTGTCGTCTTCCCACACCCCCGCGTGGGTCAGGGCGTCAAACAGCGCCTTGTTATAGTTGTCCAGATCGCGGATCCGGTTATCCGGAGGAAACAACACGATCTCCACTGAAGCAGGTGCCGACGTTGGTTTTGGCAGACGACGTAACTGCTCAACTATTGCTGCGCACGCCGCGCTCTGGAATTTGCGCCCCGCCGCGCTTATCAGGCTTTTACCAGCAAACGCCCCTTTATTAGGGTGTCGCCAGTACGTATTCACGCTGGGCGGGAAAGGTAGGATCAGTTTCATACTTTCAGGCCTCTCTCATGTAACCAGTGGGTTGCACGCAGCCTGGCGTTTTCCTCACCGGCAAGCAGTGAGCGGATAATCCCGACCGCCTCGCTGTCGTCGTCCTTCACCGCGGTATGAAGCGTTATCCCCCGGGCCACGCCACGCTTTATCGTGATGACGCCTTTTTTCTCCAGTGCGCGAAGATGCTCCACCGCTGCATTCACTGAACGGTATCCCAGCATGGTTGCCACCTCCTGATTGGTTGGCGGGAAGCCACGTTCTTTCTGGTAAGAAATCAGCATATCCAGCACCTGCTGCTGGCATTGAGTTAACGTCGTCATGCCGCCATCTCCCTGACCAGTTTTTCCGCCTGCTGGCGAACCTGCACCAGAAAGGCTTCACCACATGCCTCAAGTTCATCGCGCCCGATGTAGCTGATTGCCGGTCCCTTCCAGGTCTTGTCGAAAACAGCAATAGCACCAGCGAAGAAAGCGCCTGTCGGCACCTGCTTCTCATCCTTCGGGATAAACCAGGCAGGCAGTTCAAAACCAATACGCCCGCGAATAAAAGCAATATGGTCCGCATCTTCCGGCCACCACACTTCGCTGGTGGCAGCTTTGATCAGGAAAACATAGCGCCCGCCCTTATCACGCATGGCACTGGCATGTTTCATGATGTAACGCATGCCGGTGATGTATTGCCCCTCATGCTGACTGGCGCGGCTGTATGGGGGATTACCAAAGGCAGCACCTTTAAGCTCCGCAAGACGTTCTGACCAGTCATGCGCCAGCGCGTTATCTTCCGCCGTGTAATACGCGGCACATTTGGCGTTATCACCGTCAGTAAACAGATCCAGAACAAACGGGCCAAACAGGGTGTTAATTCCCCAGAAAATGTTGTCCGGCGTGCGCCACTGATCGCCCACTTCCTTCAGTTCATGGGCTGGTTTGTTCCGCAGTTCCACCAGCGCCTGGCAATATTTATTACTCATTAAGCCCCCACGTAATTCCCTGACAGATACCACTCTTCACCCGATGCAGCGCGCTTGCTGCTTTTCCGTAAGCACCGCTCACGACGCGCCAGAAAATTGTTTCGTTCTGGCTGGGAGTGGCTTTCACGGAATGCCGCCATCCACACGGTTGCAGCACGACGGTATAAGCCCCTGGACTCCAGTTCTTCAGCCTGGCGGGTCAGGCACAAAATCACCCGTGGATCGTTAGTGCCGACATAGAAATTGCGCACAGGTCTGGTTTCTCGAACTGGTTGTGGTTCCGGTTCCTGCGCTCTCTCAGTCAGGCGCGGGAAATGTCTGCGTGTATCTCCTTCACAACGGTGAGCCACACGCCCACTCTGACGTAACTTGCTTGCTGACTGCAGAACGCGCTGCCGTGAGTAACCTGCAAAAGCATCCGCAATGTCTCCGGAAGTACACCCCGGATGGGCTTCAATGAATTTCTGAACTTCATTCAAAAGACTCATGATCACCCCCTGAATCCTGCCGGGATCTGGCTGTAGTCCACGTTGTCGTAACTGGCTTTGAAGTACGGGTCCTCACGTCTGGCTGCAGATACCGCAGGAACTTCCCAGGATTCTTCGAAATGACGATCCGGACCAAAGAACGTGACAGCCTGTTTCACAAATTGTGTGCCGCTGTTACCCATCGCAGATACCCAGCCCGCGTAGCGTTTCACACCTTCCAGCATGGTTTCGGGGTTTACCCCCTCATTCAAACGGGCTTTCCAGGCTTTGAAGGCTGCAGATTTTGAATTACCACCAGCACGTTTGGGATATGCCAGCCATGCCTGCTCAAACTCCGGAGAGTATTCCGGCCGGTTTGAACGAACTCGCACGGACTCATCAACTGATGCACCAACAGCTATTGGTTCATTGACTGGTTCTTTGACTGGTTCAAAAGAGTGACTGGTTCTGGGTGAATCTCCTGCACTACCCCCTGGTGCAACTCCTGCACTACCTGGTGAATTTGCTGCACCAGATAGTGAATTATTTGCACTACCCCCTAGTGAATCTCCTGCACCATCCAGATGAAGGAGATAGGTATTACTTGAGTTACCTTTTTCACCTTTCCGGGTGACTTTTTTTACCAGCCCGGACTCACAAAGGGCCGCAATATGATTCATCACAGAACGTTTGCTAATCTCGCACTGGTCAGCAATATGCTGGTAGCTGGGCCAGCACTCACCCTGATCGCTGGCATTATCAGCCAGCTTGATCAGAACCAGTTTTCGCAATGGATTACCCACTCGAATTTTCATCGCTTTAACCATCAGCTCCATACTCATGCTGCACCTCCGAGATGCTTCATGTTTTTTCCGGAGCGAAAGGCTATAAGCGGCATACTGACGCGGTAATTACGGCCCAACGGTTCACAAATCACTTTCTGACATTCACGGTCAACCAGGCTAACACGTAGAACATGCCCTGCAGGCGTGGTGTACCACTGGCCCGGACGAGGACAACGGAAAGTCTGATTGGTAAACCGTTTGAAAATATTCCGGATCATTTGCGCCCCCTTACCTCTGAAGGGTTCAGTGACAGATTTATGAGACTGGCCAGTACCGCCGCGTCGTTGATGCGGTCATACAGACTTATAGCCAGCGGGGATTCGGCTTTTGCCAACATGGGATAAAGCTGCTGCAGCCAGACTTTGTGGATTACCGACAAGTGGGAGTAAAGCACGCTGGCGTTATGTGCGGCATCGCTCAGCGTGGATGGCCTTGAAAGCTGCTTTTCCATCTGGTTAAAGGCATTGATGTATGCCTCTTTGAACTGGGCAGCACGTTTCCCCGTGAAACCCATAGCAAGAAACGCAAAGCCGTCGCGGGTTATTTGATAGCAAGGTAGTTTGCGGCCTGTGCAATCGGTGTAATCACTCACCGAAAAATTGCGGGCAGTGAATGATGCGGAACATTCAAGCGTGCGGATCTTTTTCAGTACATCGTCATGACGTTTGGAGAAGAAGTTGGCAACAGCCAGGGATGAAGTAACAGCCTGACCATCAACGATGGCAATTTCAGGTTGAGTGAGGGTTGGGATCGTAGCCATGATGGCAGCCTCTTTGGTGATTTTTAATAACTCACCACCAAGGCTTTCCACGACCTTATTGGTGGTGAGACGTACAGGGGTGGAAATACCGGTCACCAAAGAACCCGGCCCAACCGAAGTTGGCCCTGCACGCCCCACCATAATTTGGGCGTAATGCTGCTCATGACACAAAAAAACCGCAAGAGCGCGGTTGTGCGCTTTGGTGAATTCCGGGTTTCCACGCCCGGCACCCGCTTTATAAGGTGCCTGAACAGTGTAACGTCCCGGAATGGCAGAATCAATGTGCTGGTGGTCCTTCACACTCAACAAAATCACGCCTGAATTTCCACAAAGGACTAAAGCACTCATGCGGGTAGTCTTTGCGAAGATAGATAACGCGCTGCGTTTCTGGCTCCCAACGAATAACATGGACATAAAGCCCTCTTCCGTCACGAAACCAGCGGTTAAGTTCCTGCACAACTCGCCCCCCACAGTCAGGTAAAGTTCTCTGTGGTTACTTACAGCCAGGTGATTTGGTAATCTGCATTCATGCCGTAACAACAGGTGTTCAGCGACGCTGACCACCAGCTGTTGCGACAAACGGTTATTTGCCGTTAAACTGTTCATGCGTTAGTTTCTCCACAGACACAAAACGCCACGACGCCCGGAGCTGCACACTCGCGGGCGTCACTCTTTTCTGGAGCGCAAAAGATTTTGTAGACCAGTGCTGCATGCTCCTGGAGCTTCGAAATTGACAGATACAACTCATCATTAATTGCTGTCTGCTCGTGTGGCTCCACTACCCCGTCTTCGATTGCCGAACGAATCTGCTTTGAGTAACTCCCGATCTGTTCGATGACTTCCAGCAGGCGCTGGTTTATATCGGCGTTCTCTACTTCCTCAATTTCAGGAAGCGATACAAACACCCCACCAGCAGACTGTGCGACAGCATCCGCAATGTAGTGAGTGCCAGCCGCGCGCTGTAAAATCATTGCCCATCCCAGCGGGAAAATCTGATCGCCATCTGCACGAAGGCGGTTGAATAAAGCGTTCTCTGTTACATCCAGCCACTCAGCAGCTTCAGCGTACCCCCCCGGCAACGCCGCGATAGTTTTTCTGACAGCTTTCACGTACCACTCAGGCTGTTTTTCTACTTTCCAGTGATGCTTACCCACGGTTAGCCTCATCGTTCTGTGGTTAAAAATTGAAGGTGTTCTGTTAATCTTTCGGATAGATATCCGGTCTTAAGTCAGATTTCGTAATTGCACCTGACGTGCATTGCTCAAGTTTTTTAGCCAGCACAAAACTGGCTTTTTTATAACCATTGAAAACCAGCCGTAAGTAGCCTGGTGTTGAGCCAACTTTTCCGGCCAACTCGCCCTGCTGTTCTTTGGTTAAAGAGTCCCAATACGCTTTCATACAATATGTACCTCCAATATACATATTACATGATTGAGATGAACCTTCAAGATACTTGTACCCTATCGGTACAAAGGTTTTAATTTCGTTATGAAAACAGTCCATGACATCCGGCGGTCTAACGCCAGAAAACTGAGAGATGGTGTTGGCGGGAATTCTTCCTTTGCCACCATGATTGATCGCGAGCCAACCCAGACCAGCAGGTTTATGGGAGATGGTGCTACTAAAAATATCGGTGACAGCATGGCACGGCACATCGAAAAATGTTTCGACCTGCCTGTCGGATGGCTTGATCAAGAACACCAGACAACAAACATCACAAAAAAACCTGATGTTTCAATTACTAACAAACAAATAACGTTAGTCCCTGTCATATCATGGGTACAGGCCGGAGCATGGAAAGAAGTTGGCTATTCTGAGGTTGATTTGAGCACAGCAGAAACGTATCCCTGCCCTGTACCCTGTGGCGAAATGACTTATATCTTGCGGGTGATTGGTGATTCAATGATTGATGAGTACCGCCCGGGAGACATGATTTTTGTAGATCCTGAAGTCCCTGCCTGCCACGGTGACGACGTTATTGCATTGATGCACGATTCAGGCGAAACCACCTTCAAGCGGTTGATAGAAGATGGAACACAGCGTTATCTCAAAGCATTAAACCCAAACTGGCCTGAGCCTTACATTAAGATTAACGGTAATTGCTCTATAATTGGTACAGTGATTTTCTCGGGAAAACCAAGAAGATACACAATAAAGGCCTAATCAATATTTATGAACCTGCTTCGGCAGGTTTTTTTATGCTTGACAATGTACCCATGAGATACATAATGTATCTAAAAGAAACATAACACAGGCAAGATTAAAACAAAATTTGGTTGTAACACGGCGTATGGCACATGCGTCGTTAGCGGTCTGGGGACGTTAAAGGGGACAATCCACTCCTTGCTCGGGCAAACAAACCAGGTAGCCGGAATGTGCAAGTCAATGATGATGCTGATAAGACGCCTAACCAGCGTGGCGGTTCGGTTTGACACCTGGGAAGAGACCAGGGTGCAACGATGAGGGCATTTATGGAACCGCGACAAAGTGTGGTGCCGTAACTGGCTAAGTGCTCTCAGCGTTGTGGTGAATGCGCAGGCTGATGCGCGAAAGACATTGCAGCTATTGCGGAAAAGAGCTGTTCGGCGGGGCAATTAAACGCCCGTGAGAGTCTGAAATAACCGCAAGCCGGAGATCAGCACCGGTCACCACAACAGCCACTGCTTTGGCGGTACCAGTTTGTACACTTGCTTCCGGCTGGTACCGCTCTTTTTACAAAACAGAGAAGAGCATCACCGGACGACGGGCTCATAACCCAATCCATCCGGGCGGCTGCCACCGCAGGTGTTCTTCTCTGTTTTGTGGAGAAACCAACCGACCTTGCAGGGTCGATATGATGAGGAGCAGCAAAATGGCTAGCGAACGCAGTACTGATGTGCAGGCATTTATCGGGGAGCTGGACGGCGGCGTATTTGAAACCAAAATCGGCGCAGTTCTCAGTGAAGTCGCTTCCGGTGTGATGAACACGAAAACCAAAGGGAAGGTCTCACTCAACCTGGAAATCGAACCATTTGATGAGAACCGTGTGAAAATCAAACACAAACTCTCATATGTTCGCCCGACTAACCGCGGGAAAATTTCCGAAGAAGACACCACCGAAACGCCGATGTATGTCAATCGCGGTGGTCGCCTGACTATTCTGCAGGAAGACCAGGGACAATTACTGACTCTTGCCGGTGAACCTGACGGAAAACTCCGCGCAGCAGGTCATTAATATCGTTTTTAATAAACTGATTATTTCTCTCATCACTGAATATTTTTATATAGTGAGGACTTATTATGTCTCAGAACTTAGACGCAACCGCAATTAATCAAATCCATGCCCTTATTTCTGCTCAGGGTGTTAATGAAATTATCAGTAAGATTGGTGCCGATGCTGTGGCATTGCCTGAGAATTTCCGCATTCATGATCTGGAAAAATTTAATTTAAATCGCTTCCGTTTCCGTGGTGCGCTTTCCACTGCCAGCATCGATGACTTTACCCGTTATTCTAAAGATCTTGCAGATGAAGGCACCCGCTGCTTTATCGATGCCGATAATATGCGAGCCGTCAGTGTGCTTAACCTGGGTACTATTGATGAACCAGGTCACGCAGATAACACCGCCACCCTCAAACTGAAAAAGACAGCACCGTTCTCTGCTCTGTTGTCTGTTAATGGCGAGCGTAACTCCCAGAAGTCACTGGCAGAATGGATTGAAGACTGGGCCGACTACCTTGTGGGCTTTGATGCTAATGGTGACGCTATTCAGGCAACAAAAGCGGCTGCGGCGGTCCGTAAAATCACGATTGAAGCAAACCAGACCGCTGATTTTGAAGATAATGACTTCAGCGGCAAACGCTCCCTGATGGAGTCTGTCGAAGCGAAGACCAAAGATATTATGCCAGTGGCATTTGAATTTAAATGCGTTCTGTTTGAAGGTCTGAAAGAACGTCCATTTAAATTACGCCTCAGCATTATCACTGGCGATCGTCCTGTACTGGTTCTGCGCATTATTCAGCTGGAAGCAGTGCAGGAAGAAATGGCTAACGAATTTCGTGATCTGCTTGTTGAGAAATTCAAAGACAGCAAAGTAGAAACCTTTATTGGTACTTTCACCGCCTGATTTCATTACTGCTAATGCCCCTGCGGGGGCATTTATGGAAACGTAATTAACTCAATAATCGCCGGATGGTGAGGGCTTCCTTTTACCAGAATTCAGCGCGGTGCAGCGCATATAACGTGGAGAACAAAATGTCATTTATTAAAACTTTTTCCGGGAAGCATTTTTATTATGACAGGATAAATAAAGACGACATCGTTATTAACGATATCGCGGTTTCTCTTTCAAATATCTGTCGCTTTGCAGGACATCTTTCACATTTCTACAGCGTCGCCCAACATGCGGTGCTTTGCAGCCAGCTGGTACCGCAGGAATTTGCTTTTGAAGCATTAATGCATGATGCAACAGAAGCGTATTGCCAGGACATCCCCGCTCCACTGAAACGCCTTCTTCCTGACTATAAACGGATGGAAGAAAAAATAGACGCCGTAATCCGTGAGAAATACGGGTTACCCCCGGTTATGAGCACGCCCGTGAAATATGCCGATCTCATCATGCTGGCAACCGAACGCCGCGATCTCGGGCTTGATGATGGCTCTTTCTGGCCTGTACTGGAAGGTATCCCGGCAACAGAGATGTTCAAAGTTATTCCACTGTCGCCAGGCCATGCCTATGGGATGTTTATGGAACGTTTTAACGAGTTATCGGAGTTACGCAAATGCGCATGAATGTTTTCGAAATGGAAGGGTTTCTTCGCGGGAAATGTGTACCGCGAGATCTGAAAGTGAATGAAACAAATGCTGAGTATCTGGTGCGTAAATTCGATGAAGTACGTGCTGAGGCTCGCAACGAGGGTATTAACTATACCGCAAGCCGTCTTGCTGCTGCTTTCAATCACGGATTTATCAATAAGCCTTTGGCTGAAGTTTTCGACGTTACACGCATGATTCTGTCAGCAAAAGAAGAGTTAGCTAATGAATCGCATCCGATTGATGGCCTGTCTGGTGAATATGCGGAGAAATCCCTTGAAGAATGGGCGGAACAGATTCGCAAAGGAAGCAGCCAGTGAATATCGACACGACAATAACGATCGATGCGCTCCTAAATACCGGTCTGGCACTTCTCGGTTGGCTTTACATCATGTCCCGCACATGGCGATGGCTGGGTTCCATTTTCCTAAAACAGTGGAAAAAACGGCGCAAACAGGAACTACGCCAGAAGGCATTAGAAGCGTTCTATGACGCATTTGAGCTTAGCCGCATTGAACCAGGTACAACAGCCAGGATAGCGACAAAAGGCGACCTGATGATAGTGATGTTCCGACAGGAGAGAGCAGAGAAAGGGGAATCAGCATGAAATTTTCCAAATTTTCTGAGTTGGTGAATCGTATTTTGTCCAACAACCACAGCCATCGTCGCGATATGGATGTAACAATCGTTGTTCATTCGCCTGGCAGCATTGGTTCAACACCTTCAGTTGAGGTTCAGTCAATTCACGCTGGTTTTGATTGGGATTCCGGGAAAGTGCTTATTTTCCCATCACAGCCACTGACCACGCTAACACCAGAACAGATTACTGATATCACTGATAGTGTGCGCAAAGGTCAGTCTTGGCACGCATATCAGGAATATAAAAAGCATAAAGAGCAGTTGGAAAAATTGTCGATTGAACTGGATGCTGCAAAACAGCGCGTAGCAGAACTGGAGGCCAGTCGCGTGACGCTGGCGGAGGAGAACTCGTGGCTGAAGATGCTCATAGAAGATCATGCTGGTTGTACTGCTGTCTGCCCAAATTGCTCTCATGAAGAACCCAGTGAAACAGACGACATTGTTTGGTCTTACCGTTCACGGGAAACCCCAGCTACCGACGCTCTCCTGGCTGAAGTACGTGCGCAGGGGGTGGATATGGCTCGTAACGCGATGATTGATTTTGTTGATGGTGAAGTTGGGCCAAACAAGAACGTTCCGGGGCTGATTAGAGGCGCAGAGATATGCGTAAGTATTGCTGAACAGCTTCGCAAAGGAGGCAACCAGTGAGCAAAATTAACTATCAGGCACTGCGTGAAGCGGCAGAAAAGGCAACGAAAGGGAGCTACATCGTAGGGCATACATCGGTCAATCAGCATGGGAATATAACAGGAGTTTTTGTTTGTCAAAAATGGAAAGGAGAACCCGGTGGCGTGATTGCAGAATGTCATGTTAACTGCCTGGTTGAAACAGATGCTCAGGCTTATGCAAACGCTGAATTCATAGCAGAGGTTAACCCAGCTACCATGCTGGCACTGCTGGATGAACGGGAAGCCCAAAACAAGTGTATCGCAGAACTGGAAAAAATCGCCACTGACTATGCACTGAAATTTCAGAAAGCCCAGGACGCATTAAAGCACGTTGTTTTGATGCGCAAATCAGAGCAGGAAGCCGCAGATAACAACCTTATTGATAGTGAATGCCATGTTGCTGAACTGGAAGAAGCGCTACGCGATAAGCAGGCGTTACTTGAAGCCTCAGAAAAGCGCAACGCAAAATTACAAAGCGAGAATGCATACATCCGCAACCGGTACAAAGAACTGGACCTATTAATCGGGAAAAACATTCTGGTCATGCAGGCTGCCATTATCGAATGGCAGGCAACTGGCGACGCTAAGAGCGGACTAGCATGGATTTATAACACACTGTTTGGCCCTGGCGAATTACCGGACGAATCTGAGAAAGATGCTCAGGCCTACTTTAATCGCAAATATGCACCGATTGACGAAAAGCTTATGGCGCTTCACAAGTGGTTTTGGGAACAAAGTGAAGCCGAGCGCGCTGCTGGTATTCGCATCAAAGGAGAGTGATATGGCTATTGCCGCAAGTTACACCATGCATCTCTACTGTGATTGTCGCCAGTGTACAAATGGTAAATATCAAACGCCAGACTTCGGTGAATATATCGGTACGTCATGGGCTGGCTGTGCAAAAGAGGCGCGCAAGGATGGCTGGCGAATAAGCAAAGACAAAACGCGTGCTTTTGCGCCCGGGCATAAAGTTTTGAGGATTAACAAATGACCACTATAACCAAAGGGCGACTGCTGACAATCAAGCAGTGGCGCGAAACATACGGACCGGGTAGCAACGTTGTACTGCCAGCAGAAGAAGCAGAAGAACTGGCACGGATTGCACTGGCATCGCTGGAAGCAGAGCCAGTGGCGTGGAAGGCAACCTTCACGCAAATTGACAATAAATATAATACGTTCACCACTATGTATTCTGACAAAGCAGAAGTCGAACGCTGGGTGCGACTGCATGAAATAGGTGACTTTCGGGCAGAAATAACACCGCTTTACGCAGCGCCGTCAGCGCCGGTAATTCCGGATGGTTGGATAAGCTGTAGTGAGCGGATGCCTGAAAAGAACCAGAACGTGCTTATTTCGGTGAATTTCGATAGCTCTCTGGTTGAACCGCTAATATGCTCCGCACGCTATACAGGAAGCACATTCCGGCGAGGAGAAGCAACGATTAAGCCGGGTAATGGTATTGAGCAAGCAACTCACTGGATGCCGCTACCGGAACCGCCGCAGGAGGTGAAGTGATGAACAACTTAATGATCGACCTTGAGACGATGGGGAAAAATAAGGATGCACCGATCGTTTCCATTGGCGCGGTGTTCTTCACTCCAGAAACCGGAGACATCGGACAAGAATTCTATGCGGTTGTCAGCCTAGACAGTGCTATGAAGCAAGGAGCTACACCTGACGGCGATACCATCCTGTGGTGGTTGAAACAAAGCCCTGAAGCGCGAGCTGCAATCTGTATTGATGATACTTTGTCGATCAGCGATGCTCTCTCAGAACTAAACCATTTCATTAACCGGCACGCAGACAATACGAAATATTTAAAAGTCTGGGGTAACGGGGCCACCTTCGACAACGTAATTTTACGTGGAGCTTACGAGCGAGCAGGACAAATCTGCCCGTGGGCGTACTGGAATGACCACGATGTACGCACGATCGTTACGCTTGGGCGTTCCATCGGATTCGACCCCAAAATGGACATGCCTTTCGATGGCGAACGGCACAACGCCCTGGCTGATGCCCGTCATCAGGCAAAATATGTTTCCGCTATCTGGCAGAAATTAATTCCTGTCACCAGCACAGAATTATGATTTTCCCGGGTGCAGCCGGTTTTGATGGAGAAAATTATGAACACCTTGTTTTTACTGATGGCTGAATTCAATACCCCAAACATTGAACTCTCAGCAGTTAGCCAAAAGTACTTTGGTATGAGTCCAGCCACGGCAGAAGCAAAAGCAAACGCTTGTAAGTTGCCCGTTCCAACATATCGCATCGGCACATCACAAAAAGCAAAACGTTGCATCAATATTCAAGATCTTGCGGAATACATAGACAAAAGGCGAGAAGAAGGACGTATCGAGTGGGAACAGGTCAGAACAGTCAAACAGAAGGACAAAGAACATCACTAAAGAAAAAACCCGCCTGAAGGCGGGTTTTCAAAAAGCACCAGCTATGATCATGCTGCTTTGCGACGACGAAGCTTACCCTGCTGCTCTTTACCAGAGACAGTAGCGTGAGTGAACGCATTAGGAGCAGCCTTCATCAGAACTTCAACAGCAGCACCCATACCTGCGAATGCTTTCATTGTGTCGAACTTAACCTGTGGCTTGGTTGCTTTTTGATCTTCCATAGAAAACTCCAGAAGCTATACCGAAACAATTCCTGTTGTTTACTCATCATCAATAGATGATACGCAATATTTATTTTTAAATTTAAGGTTCTTTGGCGTAACTTCATCAGATATATCAAAACCGTCCAGAATTCTATTGAATGTAGCTTCTGGCATATCATCATGAACGGAAATCTCACCCGATCGCTGCTTTCTAACCATGTTATCCACTCGCCAAATTATAGCTTCAGCGTAAACAACATAACTTGGATGCTTGATAAAGCGATGATCACCAGAATTCAAGACGCAAGACGGATCGTGGGGGACACCATCCTTGATACTAGAAATATTAACAACTAAAACACAATAACAATCGTTAACGGGGTAATAAACAGGATCATTACAAATCACATGAAGATGATTGCATGGCCCAGTTGGGGCAAGCACAGTTCCTTTCCTGTATGGCTGATAATCCGTCATGATAATTGCAAAGAAAATTCCTTAAGTTTCTGAGATTCTTCCATTTTGCCAATTATACGATTAGCCTCATCCTCGCTTTTACCCTCACTGATCAGCATTTCTTTCAGGTCTATAGGCTTACGAGAATTGCCAGGATTGTGCCACTCTGGACAAACGCTTTCTAAATGCGTCATGTTTGCGAGATCAAATCGGTTCATATGCCCATACAGAGAATAGATTTCATCTAAAATCCGGATATCTGCACGGCTCAACTCATCAAAGACCTCGTCTGCATCCATTTCCCTCGGATCTGAACGCAACAACACATCATGCCCGTTCGTCTCTATCAAGTTGTACCAGTAGTCACCAATGCCTTCAGCCTTACCACGAATCAAGTTCAGCGTATTCGACATGACTGGACCAAATTTCATAGAGTAAAGGCTATCTTCGCCGATCATCCTGCCATGCTTCAAAATCGACTTGCGGTTAGACAGATAGAGCAGCTTCATCAATTTCAGATATGCCATGCGCCCACCTCGCTTAAGAAGTAGGTATGCAGCCATTTGAGCTACTTTTTCTTCGCAAAACAT